GAAAAACATTTTGTCTCCTTTATAAGGCACTCAAAGATGTCTTAGATGAAAGAACTCCTTATGAGAAGATTTATATTGTAAGATCATTGGTTCAGACAAGAGAAATCGGTTTCTTGCCAGGTAAAGAAGAGGATAAAAAATGTCTCTTTGAGATTCCATATAAGAATATGGTAAAATATATGTTTCAGATGCCTTCTGATGCAGACTTTGAGATGCTTTATGGAAATCTAAAATCACAAGAAACTATTAAATTCTGGAGTACATCATTTCTTCGTGGAACAACTCTTGATAATGCAATTGTGATTGTGGATGAATTTCAGAATTTGAATTTCCATGAATTAGATTCTATTATTACTCGTGTGGGTGAAAATACTAGAATTTGTTTTTGTGGAGATGCTGGACAATCAGATTTACAAAAAACAAATGAAAAGAACGGTATTGTGGACTTTATGAGTGTCTTGCGTAAAATGCCATCTTTTGATATAATTGAGTTTGGACTACAAGATATTGTTCGTTCTGGTTTAGTTAAAGAGTATCTTACGGCAAAAATTGAAGCAGGTTTTTAATGTTTAATCATGTTGATGTTGAACTTCCCCATCTTGAAAGAGAAACGATAGATGGGGTAAGATTTTATAAAGTTCCAGATGATAAAGAACTTCTCCGACTGGTTTCCATTACTTCGGTAACCAGTCATTTTAATAAGGAGATTTTTGTTAAATGGCGTAAAAAAGTTGGTAATGAAGAAGCAGATCGTATTACTAGGGCTGCAACAAGTCGTGGTACGGACATGCATACTCTCACTGAACACTTTCTAAAAAATGAGGAGTTACCAAAAGTTCAACCTATTTCTGATTTTCTTTTCAAGATTTCTAAAAACAAACTTAAAAACATAGACAATATTCATGCCTTAGAAGGTTCCCTATATAGTAAGCAGTTAGGTATTGCTGGAACCGTCGATTGTATTGCAGAATACGAGGGTGAACTGGCAATCATCGATTTTAAAACATCTAAGAAACCTAAACCACGGGAGTGGATCGATCACTATTTTGTGCAGTGCATGGCATATGGTTGTATGCTGTACGAACTGACTGGTATTTCAGTCAAAAAACTTGTAATCATTATGGCTTGTGAAAATGGAGAATGCGTTGTTTATGAAGAACGAGACAAATCAAAGTACATCAAACTTCTTACCGAATACATTAGAAAGTTTGTTAGAGATAAACTGGAACTCTATGGAACCGAATAAAGAACTAGAACAGGCAATAGCAAGTAAATTTTTAACACCTTCTAAATTTGCACTAGAGATTGAAAAAATTGTTGCTGAGGAAAAAATCAATTATATTGATGCTATCGTACACTATTGTGAAGTTAATGAACTTGAAGTAGAATCGGTGACAAAGTTGGTCTCAAAACCACTCAAAGAAAAACTAAAGTGGGATGCTACGAGACTCAATTTTATGAAAGCAACTTCTAAAACTTCGAGAGCAAAACTGCCTATATGAAAGTGAAACCATTTGAGGTCTATCAACATTATTTGTCATTAAAAAATCACTTTACAAATCCAAAATACGATTTCTTTAAGTATGGTGCTAAAACAAAAGCATCTGTCACTTCCTTCAATAAAAGACGTGATAAATATTGGTTTGAGAAAACCAGTCGTAAATATAATGACGAAGAAGTCGTAAAATTTCTTGTATCAAACTTTTCTGCTGCTAGTAATCCACAAAACTTATGGATTGGTTCAATCATAAACGACGGAGAAAGAACATATTCGGAATGGATAAAGAGACAACAGAGTTTGACATACTTATTCAAAGAACAAAGCAACGAATTGCTCTCGAACAACGAATTAGAAAGTGTATTCGATTGTTCGAAAGGACACCCAATTCTATTGAAAAGGTATCTTGGTGGAGACTTAAGTCTTGAGACATTAGTTATCTTTGAGAAAATATTTTCTTTTAGACGAAAGTTTGATAAAAAACTTGATGATCCTGTATGGGAAATCGTAAGTCTTAAGATAGAGAAGTACAGACCTTTTCTAAATATTGATATGTTTAAGTACAAAAAAATTTTTAAGGGATATTGTAGATGAGTGACTTTTTCGAATCTGAAATCATTCAAGAAGAATTGAGTGAAATCAATAGAATGCAAGAAAAAATCTATGGAAGTCTCATGGCTTTCAGTACAATGTCTAGTGAAGAAAAACTTGAACATATTGATTTACTCACAAACTTGCTCGAAAAGCAAAGAGTGATGTATACTAGGTTATCTCTTTCAGACGATCCTCAAGCAATTGAGATGAAAGAGAACCTTCGCAAGTCAGTCGCACTGATGGGTTTTCCACCAGAGACTGATATGCAAACTTTATTTGATAGTATGAATGCAACTATCAGGTCTCTACGAGACTATGTTGACAATTGACTCTGAATTAGTTATACTATCCAAGTAAATCTAACGAATCCAAACAAATCTAAGGTAATCCAAATGAGCTTCGCAGATCTTAAAAAGCAATCCAAACTTGGCTCCCTGACTCAAAAACTGGTCAAGGAAGTCGAAAAAATGAATAATACTACCAGTTCCGGTGATGACCGACTGTGGAAACTGGAGTGTGATAAGAGTGGTAACGGTTATGCGGTTATCCGTTT